AAGCGTGTGTATTATCATTTCCTTGTCTGTCTGATACGCTTCGATAACGACAGGCTTCTTGCGGTATTTCCTTGTAGTCATAGCAACCACCTCTTACAATTCAATGCACTCGATAGCCGCTCTTACCTCAAGACTTGCGATATATTCGCTCATTGCTTTAACCTGAAAAGCATAAGCGGCTTTCGGACAAGTGGGTGTAAAATCAAGTTCGCCCTTATCCCACTTTTCAAGCATTGTCTGCAACTTTTTGAAACGAATTACAAGCTGATAATATTCAGCTTTAAACCGCTCCTTGTAGTCAGCACTTGCCATAAGTGCAACCGTGTCTTTAAGTTCCATTGTAGTTCTTCCTTTCTGTTTTTGGGTATAAAAATACCGCTCCAAAAGGGGCGGTATAATTATTAAATTGATTGATTTAAATTAACGTCTTAAAGCGTTCCACAGCCTTGTCATTATACATAAAGCTGTCAACCTCTTTATTGCTGTACTGTGATTTGGAACGATACCAAGTACCGTATTCTTCGGTTTTCATACCGTACTGATTCGACAGTTTGCCGATTCTCTGAGCTGATACGCCGAACATCTCTCCTATTTCGGTAGCGGTATACATCTTCTGTTCCGACTGGGGAAGCGGTATAAGCTGAAAGCCTGTCAACGCTTCGGCGGCTTTCGCTACCAGTATATTTTTGTATTCCGAAGAAAGCGTATCAACTTTTGCGAGTTTTAAAAACGCATTTGATAACCGCACTCTTGCATTGGTTTCCTTTATCTCAAGCGCCTTGTTCGGTTTTGCATTATACTGACCCGTCTTTCTTATTGTCGGTAAGACTTCGGAAGTCACCCATTTACGAAACGGTTTTGCCTGCGGCTTATCGGAACGAAGAATCACATTGTATAATCCGCTTTCGTTGATAACCCAAGTAGAACCTTGACGGCGTAAGTCTAACTTACGTCGTTCATCTTCATCAAGACGGTCAGCAACAATACGAGGGTTTGAAAGTTCAAGTACTCTGCATACATCTGTAAGCACCCACCAAGTTTCACCGTCTTTTTCCACCGTTCTGACCTGTGAGCCGTTATAATCGAATGTCTGCAACTCGTTCATGCGCTCACCGCCTTTTTATCGTTAGCCTTGCTTTCTCTTGCTTCTTTAAACGCCGTATTTTTGATTCTCTCAAGATTATCTGCATTCTTAGTCGCAATCATAGCGAGATAATGAATGAAATCAGTGAACTCTGACAATTCAACTTCTTCATTAGCCATAGCGGCAAGCCTCATCAGCTCAATACCCTGCGCAATAGCCGTGTTTTTGTTCGTAGCTTCTTCGAGTTCCATTAAATTACTCATAATATTACTTCCTTTCTAACTTGACAGGAAGGCTCTATCCGAGTATAATAGATTTCAGATAGAGCAATCTGTCTGGTGGATAACGGTAACGCTTTACTTCCTACGGTGCGGCGTTGCCGTTATTTTTGTTGTTTAGCATTTTTTAACTTCTGAACAGCCTCTTCACTGAATAAATAATTTCTACTCCCTGCTTCTCTCATTTCTGCTTCGCTCAACTTTATCTTTTTGCCGAGTTTTATAAGATATGTCGGAGTTAGCTTCAGTTCATCAGCTACTTCACGGGTTATAAACACTTTTCTTACATCTGACACTTTTTCACCTCCTGCGATAAATATATCACATTCGATGTCGAACGTCAATACCGTTTTGACTTTTTTGTTGAAATTGTCCAATTCTACAACATTAACATTGTTGAGTTTCACATATGTATGATAATCAATAAGCAGATATAACAAAACCGCTCACTGCTGTGGGCGGTTTAGCCTATAAATTTTCTCATGTATTCTTTGTAATATTCTGCGTATTCCTTGACAACACGCCGCTCTATCTCTTTTGGAGTGTTTTCTTTGAAATAAATTATATAGTCGTCGGTTTCATGTATCGTCCCCGCCCCCATAGCTCTATTAAAGCCTTTAGGGAAAATCGCAAAATAACCTTTTGCATAAGAAAAGCGGTCATTAACTTCATACATCTAACTCAACTCCTTTATAAAATATTCAATAATAGATTTAGCAATTGGCATTTTATCAGAGCCATAATAGTAATTGCCAAAGCTTTGAGCAATCAACTCATTTGGCATTACAGCCATACTACCCAACTGCTTTGCACATTCATCAAAAATTGCTTCTGGCGTTTCGAAGCTATCATCAAATGCGGCTTCGTAAATTTCTATGCAAATTTCATTAAGTTTTTTATTGAGCAGAATATTTTGTTCCGCTGATATAGGCTTGCCGTATTCTAACCCTGCTCGCTTAAAAGCAAGTATTTTATGAATTGCGTGACCTAACTCATGACAAGCAAGACTGCCAACATTATCTGTCTGATAACTTACTTTATTTTTGTAATCGTCCGATAACTTTTGGCGTAAAAGTGAATAATCAGAGCAATACTGCTTAGATAATTTTATTACGTTAATTGCACTGTTGTTTCTGAGTCCGTTTACACCAAGGGCATCATACAAATCATCATATTCTATAGGCTCAACCTGATCTTTAATAACAGGGAAATCCTCAGCTACTTTTTCAACAGCCTTATTGACATCACTAATAACTTCTTCGGGAATATTAGATTTCCGTTCAGTTTTAATTATATCAGAATTTGGATATTTGTCAACACCCTCGCTCATAATCTTTTTAGCTTTTGGACTATCCTGCATCACTTCCGGTAACTGCGGTGTTGTGTTCTCGGGCAGTTTACTCATAGGTGCTTCTTCCGTTCTCGGAGCTGTCTGCTTCGGCTCACCCTTACCGCTGTAGATCTTCTCTCTTGAATAATCTCTGCGGAGAACATCGTCATGCTCTTTGATAAATTCTCTGAGCTTGCCTTGTTCCTCTCGGAGCTTACGCTTATACTCCTTGACCTTCTTCTCGTCCTGCGTGCCCTCAACCTTGCGTTTGAGCGCTCTTATCTTGCGCTCCATAGCCCGTTGCTTTTCTTCAAGCTCTCGCTGTTCCCGTATCTTCTCGGCAGGAATCGGCTGAGGTATCTTTGTAAGCCCCTCTATGTACTGCCCCATAGTATGACGGCAGTTAGGGTGGAACAGCCCGCCTCGGATTGCCACAGACAACAGCATAAACCACTTGTCACAGTAGTTTGACTTGCCGAAGTCGCCGCTTCTCGCACCGTTCCATATCGTGAATACATCATCAATGTAAACCTTGCCCTGATACGGCTCGCAGGTTTCTGAGCAGCCTCCGTACTGCGATATAAGCACGGTATCATAGCCAAGCTCCGCAAAGCGTTTAGCCGCACCCTGCAATGTTGCTCTTGTGGACGTTGTGCGCAGTGCCATACGCACATAATCGGCAATATTAACTCGCCTGCCATCTGCGTATACAATGCAGTTTATGCCTTTGTCGAGGAAGTCCCTTGTTGCAAGGTCGATTGCTTCATTAAGCGTAATTGAGCCTGTGCCCATCATTAGCTGTACCTTGTTCAGCGTTGTGCGGTAAACATCGTCCATATTACGCACAGCGGCGGTAAGGGCGGTCTTTTCAAGCGTTGTTACGTCTTCCATCAGCTTATCCATCTTCGGCTTGTTGACACCGAAAAAGTGATCATCGGGTATAGCTGTCGGCGCTTCGGGCGGCTGAGGCTGTGCCGGAACATCGGGAACATTGACACCGCTTTCCGAAACATCAATGACCGACTGCTCCGCTGTATGCTCTCCCTCATGGAACTGATTCGTCATAAGCTGTCGGGTTTCATCGTCAATAACATCTACATATTCGTCCGCTATCTGAGCGTTCTCCTTGCGGAAATTGTCAATGTTATTGAGCTTTTCAGCCTGCCACGCAGACCACTCAAAGCCTTCTTTTTCTTCTTCAGCTTTGTGCCGTGAAAGATTGCGTTTCAGCGAAGCAATGAGCCTCAGCTCTATCTCTTCAAATATCTTTGCAATATCTCTGAAACTAAGCAAGCTCATCACCTACCGCAGATGTCGCACCATCGGCAAGCCCCTTTTCCTGCATTATACGCTTGACTTCACCGGCTTTCCATTCGTCTTCTTTTGATGATCCCCACAGCTCCTCGACCTGCGTTTCGACCGACATAATGCCGTAGGTACTTGCCTTGCCGACCGTTTCTACACGACTGTCAAAGTCGGGTGCGCCGTACTCACCGAAATCAACGCTTACCTCATATTCTTCGGGGGCTTTGCCCTGCATATTGTCGTATGTTTTTAATACAGCCGACACAAGCTCAGGCAGAGCCTTTTCAAGCGCTGTCGTTATTGTGTTCCGGGTGTTGCCCGTAACGTCCTTCTTCTCTCGCTGAGCGTCCGCACTTGACATCTTGCCGACATCAATACCGAGTGTTGCAGGCGATACAAGTCCTTGCAGGCACATCAGCAGGCAGTTTGTATACGATGATACAAATGCGTCATACTTGATGTCGGGCTGGACTACCTCAATCTTCGGGGTAACGCCCTCCTGTAACGGCTGACTTATCGTGATGTAATTGTTGCCGAACTGGTTGAGCTTTCCGACCGAGCCGTTCTCGGCATTGCGTGGTATCATATTATCGGGTATGTACTGCTTCACACGTCCCATTCTGATTGCGTCCCACCACTGTGAGATAACCTCGTCCAGAGCGTCAAAACAATCGGATTTACCGCCGTCGAATATACTCTTGCCCCTGTTCGGATACTTCTTTGAAGCATAGAACCTGAGCGGTACAGCCATTATATAATCCCCGGCAAACTCTACTCGTTGTTCTATCCCGGCAAGGCAAGGAACACTGTTAAGGCTCACCTCGTGACCGCTGTGGTCGTACAATCGGCTTTCAATGTAACCTCTGCCGTAATGCTCCTCAAGCTGATATATCCTGTTGCCGTCTTCGTGGGCACTGCGGAAGATAACTTCTGACAGGACACCCCTCAGACAGCGATATTCGATCTTGTCGGCTCCCACAAATTCAACAATAGGCGTTGAAGACAGCGTATTATCAACAGATATCTTGAAAGCGCCGTCACCCTCAACAAGCGTATCTACTATTGCTTTTCCGACAAGTGCGGTAAAGTCAGTGCTCTGCGATATATCCTCAAACGCCGCTCTGCCTTTTTCGCCCTCGACCGCTATATCGTCCATATCCGAATAAACGATATAGGCGAGCGTATCGGCTATAATGGCAGGCAAACCGCTGTGTATCTTGCGGACTTTCTCGTTATCGGGAACGCTCCCCCAGAAAGAATTTGTGCCGCAGCCGAGCTGCTTGAAGAACTGCGACAGCTCATAAGCGTCACCTCTGTACCACAGCTTCGCCCGGAGAATGTCCGCCATAAGCCCCGTTCTTTCGTTCAGGACAAAGGTTTGCTCCGATGCGGGATTTATATTGAGCCAGTTCAGAAACATCTGTCTGACTTTCTCTCCTATGTCAAATTTCATCTGTTTTCACGCTCCCTATAAGTGATTTGAACGGCAGCCAGGCATACTGGCAGGAGTTTATGCAGTGATCGTTGCCGTCCTCCGGCTCTGCCTTATCCTCTTTCCAGCTGTATATGTTAAGCTCCGCTATGTAATTTTTGCAATGTTCCAGGATATAAAAATCACCTGCCGCCAGCCACGCTGACTGCAAGTGAATACGGTCGATTATTTTCGTTTTCTTGAACGCAGGTATGAAGTTATACAGGCTTCCCGAAAGCCGCTTGAATTTCTGACATTCGAGTATCGTTGCCTGATCTGCGCTGTCTATGTAGACATCTTTTGCAAAGCCCCACAGCTTACGGTTCTTCTCTAAAAACTCGGTAAAGATTTTCGGAATATCGGACGGTGTAAGCGGTATCTGACGGTCACGGTTGTTGTATGTTTCCTCGTCAAGCGTTACGCATTTGCGGTCCGCCGTGATTCCCACAAATGTAAATGCTATCGTATCAGGTGAAGACTGCGAGTAGGCTGTATCTAAACCCGCCGAGAACCGCTCGAATTTAAAGCCTTGCGCCGTACCGAGTGAAATTATATTACGGGGTTGTAAATCGAAAACAAGCCCCGTTGCACGCCCTCTCAAGCCCAGTATCTTGTTCTTGTACAGCTTAGTACCCTTCGGGGCGGCAAGCATCTTTCGCTGTATGTCCTCATCGGTCAGCGAAAGATTATCACGAAAAGTAAAGAACCAGTACCGCCAATCCGGCACAGGTTCTTCCGTAAGCTCTTTCATTATTTCATCCGGCACGTCACAGGTGTATTTTTTGTATGGCCGTGAGCGGTTGACAAACTCTTTATACACCGGCAAGCCCGGATCATCGGGGTTCAGAGTAGCCATAAGGTAATCATTTCGGGTAGACATCTCACGGACGAACTCTATATCGGCGGTATTTATCTCGTCGATATAGACGCACCCGAACTGAGCGCCGAGTGCCATCTGCCATTTATCCTTGTTGTCATATCCGAGAACATAGATTATCTTGCCCTCAAACTTGATATGCGGCAGTTTATAATCCTTATCGCCGTTGCCGAAATACTTTGCGTTTGCGTGAAGGTCAAGAATGCCGTTGTCCTGCTGAATAATCGTTTCTTCTGCCTTGCCGGTTGTCTTTGCGGCGATAACGTGGAGCTTCTTTCGGCTTGCGGACACCATACGCATGAACTTTACGCCTGCGCCTACGGTTGTCTTTCCGCTTGCGGTAGTACCTTCGAGAAAGTCCGCTGTCACATTATGCACGCTGTTGATGAAGTCGATATATTTCTGTGACAGAGGAAAACTACTCGTCAAGCCCCTCACCGCCTATCTGAGCAAATACATCGGAGAGCTTGTCAGAAGTTCTGACTTCTGCCTGTATCTTTGCCACATACTCCCCCGTCATCTTATTCAGCGTGTCTATAGCTCTGATACGGTCCGACAGCTCGTTCTGTTTATCCTTAGCTATATCGGAAAGTATCGCCTGCCGTTCTCTTGCCGTCATTATTC